CTTCGCCATTAACTGTAGCATAATAATCTAAATCTTTAGTGTAATGTATTTTTGTTACATAAGCAGTTGTACTTCCGTCACCTCTGAATTCACTTTGTTCAATTGCATTCTTACCATTACCACTAATACAAACAATATTAACATCTTGATTTGCAGTAGGTGTTGTATTTAATGTAACTGTTTTTAATCTATAGTCTACAGTATATAAAGACTGTGCTAATATTGTGTCATTAAGTTTAACAATTAAACCTTCTTTGTTTTGTGGTTGAATACCAAACTCAAATGTTCCATCAATACCATTTGTTCTATAAGAATTACTTGATAATATACTACCTCCATCTTTAGGTCTATGGAATACTTTGATATCAACAGTATCTAATACTTGTCCAGGTACTTGTTCTTCAGGTCCTTTTGATGTTGTTGGACTTATAAAATCGTCACCATCTACAATAATTTCTTCCGGATTAATACCTCTTGCTGTACTAAATGCAAAATCGCCGCCTGTTAGTACAGTATCGTATGATCTTGGATCTGGTAAGAAAGAACCGTCTGACGTTGTTTTTCTAAATACTAATATATCTCCTGATCCGGTTGGAATGGATTCTTCGTCTAATATGATAATATCACTTGCTAGATCTCCGGCATCGTCATACAATGCAACTCCTGTTTGTCCTGCACCTGTAATACTTTGCATAACTGCATTTGTATTAGTAACAGGATTTGCTGTACCAAAATTTGGATCGTCTAATCTAACACCGTTTTTATAAACATTATAAACTGTGTTCGCTACTAACGGACTAGCAAAATTTAGTACTCGTGTACTATCATCGCCAATTTGGAAAACTTCATCTTCAAACGTTGTATCAAATGTGTCATAGGTTGTTGTAAACCATTCATCTGAATCCCATCCAGTTCCAGTACCAAAATCAAAGCTACTAACTTCAACTCCGCCATAGTCAATACCATCTAATAATTGTGAAAGATCATTTCCGTACATTCCTGTAGTCGGATTGTAGTATAAATTAATTCTATCCTGTGCTTGCAATAACTCAGGTGCTTTGTTATATTTAATTACAACTGTTTTTCCTACTGCAAGTGCATTAGTAAATGTAATACGACCGTATGTTCTTGTATAGCCTTTAGTAGTATCTTCAATATTACTAAATGCATACTCACTACGTAATGATTCTAGCCCATCAACTGTAACTGTAATTTGTGTTGACTTTAACTGCATAGGCCATTTTAAATTAAAGATCTGTTGATCAATCGTTGATGTAAATGTTTGTGTTTCATTTAATGTTTGGAACAAATATGTTCCTGTAACTCTATCAAACTTACACCTAATGTGAGTTGATTTTGCTTTGCCGCCTCCGAGTATTGGACTTAGTCTAGCAACTGTTCCGGTATCGCCAATAGAACCAACAACTTGTATAGTTGGTCTTGTTAAATATCCACTACCTGTATTTGTAACTTTAACACTTGTTACTTTGCCGCCTGTACCAATAAATGCTTCTGCTGTTGCACCTGTTCCGCCGCCGCCACTAATAATAATCTTTGGAGGTGTTTGATATCCACTACCTGGATTAGCAATACTAAAAGATGTAACTTCAAAACCTACATTGTCTATCCAATGCTTGCTTGGATAATTTTGTATATCCGAAACTCCAGGTACTATTTGTCCATTTATAACTTTTACACTTTGTGGAATAATTTTTCCTGCCTGCTCATCATAATACGGTGCAAGATCAAAATCAGTAATTACGTTACTTGCTGGATCAATCTTTTCGTAAGAACTTAGATATTCTCTAATTTTAGTCTTGTAAGGTTTCATTTCTTCAACATATTCTTGATAACTTGGCAAGCTATCATTTTGGAATGTAACTTTTTGTTCTAATTCACCAATATTATGTTTTGCTTTTACAAAACTAGTTTTAAACGCCCAATCAACATTAGGTTGCTCTGTAAATACATAACGTACACTTGCAAAGAATAATTCGTTCCAATGAACTGCAAGATTATCAATAAAGATATCTGATTTTAATATTTCAAGTATTTTTCTAAATTCAGTATTTGGTTCTGTGTCATAGAATATTTTATCAAAACTAGCGCCATCAAATGCAGTATTACTAGAATTAACATCATAAAGGCTGTTTAAAAATTCTATAGTTCCGTTTTGTCTACCTATAGTCTCATAGCTTAATGTGTAATCCTGTGTATCCAGGTTGGCAATCTTTCTTAGTAATAACCAACCACCTGTTCCTACACTATTAATCTTAATAATGTCTCCGATTTGATCATCAAGTGCATAAATTTCATAGCTAGAATCAATAGTATGGTTAATAAAAGTAAATTGGTTGTAATTTGTTGCATACCAGTCTTTGTACTTCCAATATAGATTGATATCATAACTTTGTGTAAGTGTTCTTAAATATTCTGTACCATCCCATTGATAAACACTCCATTTGCTACCAATAGTTTCGTCACTTTTAACAAGGACTGCAAATTTTCTTACTACTATTGATACATTACTTGTATAATCTCTACCACCATTAACGATAGTTACGTTTGAAATCGCACCATTAGCATCAAGTTCAAGTTTAAGTTCTGCTCCTGAACCTGCTGTATCTGAAATAGTGTAAGTTGGAACTGAAATGTATCCCTGGCCTGCGTCATTAATTAACACATTAATAATTACGCCGTTTTCAACTTCTAGTGTTAAACTAGCAGGTTTAACTCTAGCAACACTAACAAATGTCATTTCAGCATATGTGTCTGAAGTTGTATCATATAATCCTGTTGCCAGTGTGGGTTGAGGATCAAATCCGGTTAATTTAGTTAAATCAAAATCATCAACAATTAAGTTCTTACTTAATGTATTATTTGCTCTTTCAATAAATTGCTTACGTGCTTCTGTTCTATTAATAAACCAACTTTGTCTCGGTTCGTTTAATGATCCATATTTTTCTTTGATAGGTAAATTTAAATCAGGAACAGGTCTGTCATTTCTGTCAAATCCTACTAAACTATCAAACCATTTCTGTTCTATTTGTCTATTAGGAATACTTGTTTCAAGACCGTCACTAATTAATTGATATTCTAAATGTACAGGTTGTTGTTGATTTTCTATAGTCCACCAATTAAAACTAATTGCTGTGCTTTTGTTTTCAATAAACGACTTACAGTTATAAATTGCAAATCTATTAGAACCCAAAGGTGCAACAAATCTATAACCCATGTCCATCGGAATAGTAATATAATTAATTACATCAGAACATGTTACTACTCTGTTTTCAACCTGCGGTAATGTTGATTTGTTAAACACCCAATAATAATAGTAATTAGTGAATGTTTCAGAAGTTTCACTATATCTACGTCTAACACTGTAAACAGAATCTCCATATTTAGTAGTGCCACTAACTCCTTGTTTTATTCCGGATTCAGTTCCAACTAAGTCATCCCATTCACTTGGTAGTAACTTAGATTCTACCCATTCATACACTTCTACTCTTGTTCCTGGAAATATTGCATTAAAGTTTGCTGTAGATTCGCTTATAGATCCTTGATGATAATTTATAAACTTAGCACTATCTATATCCCACCATAGTTTACCAATCCATTCTGTACTAGTATAGTTTAAGGTATCTGCTGTAATTGTTGCATCTGTAGATACTGAATATCTTGCAGGGTCATAACTTGTTTTAAAAGATATTTCTTGTTCTGCAGGACCTGCAATTTTTCCTTGGATAGGATCTATATAATCTAAATATGTAAGTAAGCCGTTTGTTTCTTTGTTGTACAAATATAACCCTTTTAACTTACTTGTGTCTACTGGTAAAACTGGTTCTCTTTTGACTTTCCAAGATGTTGTATTAGCTGGTTTGCGGAATTCTGCAACTAATCCTTTATCAAGCACACTACTATTTGGTACTTGTTGTTTAGGCAAGCCGATATACACATGATTTTTATTAACTAGCATTCTATTACCAAAATCTTGTGTATCTAAATCATATGTAAAGTTTTGACTGTACAATAATGTATTGTTAATAGTTTCATATAAACTTACAACACCACTTCCTTGATCAATTGTTTGGAATACTGTTGAATTATTATCGAAAGATGTTGGTAGAGGATTTACAGAAGACTGCTTATCTAGTATATACTGTTCACCTGTTTTCAAATCTTTAAAGGTATCAAAGGAAGTAGAACTTATCATACTGCCGCCGCGTGATGCAACTGCTAATGTGTTTCCATCAAAGTCAATTTTTGAACCAAACTGTATATTTGATTCTTTACTAATTGGACGCAATGTCTGTGAATATACAAATGTATTACCACTCTGTATGTAAAGATAAACTGCTCCGCTGTTATCAACTAAATCACTATTTAATGGTGCACCAATTGCTATCTTTCTACCATCTTCTGATACTGCTATTGTTGATCCATAGTCTTCAGTTAGATTAAAAGGTTCTAATATTTGCGAATACTCATAACTTGAACCGTTAAGTCTGTATACTACAACTTTTCTATTTGCAATACTACTGTCTAATCCTAAAGACACTCCGCCTGATTCAATTTCATATACACTTGTATATGCTGAATTAGCAATTAATACTTCTCCTTTTGAACTTACATCAAAATCAGATGCAAATGCTTCTAAGTTTGCTTGTTCTAGTGTACTTTCTACCAGTGAATAATTTGTATCGTTAGGAACATAACCTAATAGATCTAATCCGCTAGTTTGTGCCGTCCATTGGTTAACATTAAACACGCCGGGTATTAAGTTAGTATTAGCTTTATAGATTGTTTCACCAAATCTTACATATTCGTTTTCAAAATATGTAGCTGAAATTTTAAAATTACCTCTATAATTTTGTTGGACGGACAATGACCAATCATCTGTAGAATTTTTATTTACAAAATATACTCTGCCTTGGTTTGCTTCTGATCCATCACCTTCAGCATGAATATAAAGTTTGTAACTATCTGTACCTAGTTGTGCAAATCTTAGTTTTGTTCCTAACTTTCTATTGTTAGCACTATTAGGAACAGTATAATAACTAATTAATTGGTATGTTACACCTTGAAGTTGATAAATTGCAAATGTACCTTGCTCGTCAAGTCCTGTACTATATCCTTCAGCAACAACAGGAATATTATACTGCCTTTTCCAATCTAAGTTAATACTAGACGGAGGGTTTGCTGTGTCAGTAATACCTTGAATAGTATTTGACGAATAAATCCAGTATTCTAAATCGTTTAGATAATTTGTTCCACCTACTACTACCGGAATATTGCTTCCCGAATCAAAAACTAAAATTGGACCTGATATACTGTTTTCCATTTTTGCTGAATTAATAGGTCCAATAGTTCGTACAGTCGAATCATTTTCAATAAATGTTGCATTTGAATTAACACCAAAGTCTGATCCTACTGCCCAATTTCCGTTTCTATTTTTGACATAAATTTTTGCAGTAGCAAAGGATCTTTCAATATATGCAATTTCAGCTGTTGAACTTGTTGCAGTATCTGTTAATATATCTCCAACGGTTGGAATAAAAGGATCTCCATTAAGATCAAAATTTGTCAATCTAACTTCTACATAACCATTCCATATATCTGCAACAGTATGTTGTGTATTGTTAATGTACGTTGATTCAAGACCTATTGCTGTTGGGTTTTGAACTAATCCGTTAACTCTAATTGTGTTTAGCCAAAGTCTTGTTTTATCACCTACTGTAATGCTGTTTCCATGAGCTAATGGTGTTCTAACCCACCACTTGCTATCAAGCACTTGTATATTACTTTGACCTTGTATGTGAGATAATATACCTATTTCTGATACTTTAGTTGGATTAGATAGATTTTGTAATTGTTTTGTATCCAATATATTACTAAAGTAAGGATTATTAATAATATTATCTTCTAATGTAATATCTTGGATTACAAGATTAGCATTTGTTTCAGTAAGGTTACTGCTTGTAAATGTACTTCCTACATTAACTAACCACCAACCTGTATGGTAGTTATCAGTAATTTGCAATGATTCTACATAGTCACCAACTAGAATGCCGTCTGCATAAATTTTTCCTGTGCCTTGGAATGAGCCATTTACGTCTTTAATGTAAACAGTCATTTCATTTTCATTATTGGTTCTTCTATATGCTATTGTAGCTCTGCAAGTATCAGTAGTAATTTCTGCGCCAGCATTAGGAACACTTAATGCACTTTGAATATGAACAATATGTTGTACTTTGTCAACAATAGTATGGTTACCATTTATAAGAGATTCAGTTAGTGTACTATCTCCGTTAAATGGTTGAATACCTGTTTGATTAGAAGTAGTATATTTGTTCCATTTAAGAGTTAAAATGTCGCCTGACTTAGTTCCTTCAAATTGTTCTTTTTCTGCTCTAACTAAAATATGATCTGTATCCGAATCAGCACCTAATGTATAGTCACCACGTACAATATATTCTATAGTTGGATAAGTTTGTGTAGTTGCATCATAATCATCTTCTTTTGCTTGTGCATTAGATGAATGGTTACTATAAATTTGTAAAGCATCTGCTTCAACATTTCTATCAGCTTTCCATAACTGCTCAGAATATAAAACAATATCTCCTTGCGTATATGAAACACTATTATTATAGTCGCCTTTTAATTTACTCTTAACATTTGAAGCATGTGGCGAACCAATTGCAAGATATTTGCCATCTGGACTTATTGCAACACTTTGGCCAAAGCCTCCATTTGAATCAAACAAAAATGCTTGTTCGTCAATTTGTTGTAAGAATCCGTATTCAGTATTATCACTTGGTCTTTGATAAACATAAACACTACCATTTAAATCTTTAGGAGCAGTAATTGCAATACGGTTGTTATCACTTGTTACACTAAATGCTGTACCAAAGTCTTTTTCAGTAGAGTCGAGCAATCCGGCCGCAGTATTAACAATATTAGGTTTTAATTCGAATATCTTGTTATTACTTAATACAGTCCATTTTCCGGTATCATCATCGTCAACCCAAAGTGTATTATTTAAATTTGAAATAGTAAGGCTATCGTTTGCTTGTGCTAATGTTGGAAGCCTTGCTGTTTTAAATTGTGTTATGTAACCATTAACATCTGCATCGTCTTGGGTTGCTTCTATGTCTTCGCCAACAGTTGATTCTAAAGTAATAACATCTAGAGAAACACTATCTACTTTATAATATCCGTCAGTGTTACTAGAAATATCATTAATCCCAATTATTTCGCCTTTAGTAAAATCTGCTGATTTGTCAACTGTAATTGTAAATTTATTAGATTGGCTTTCAGTTACCTTAGTAATTCTAAAATCTGTTGCTACTAATTTATAAACGCCCCAAGTCTGCTGGGATCTATCTGTTGCTGTCCAAATATAAGTGTTTGTAGCAACATTTGTTTGGGTTAACAGAGAGTCATAAGATACTAAACTTAAACTAACATCGGAAGGATTAACATATCCTGCTGTCTTAGTATAGCTGTTAGCTTCATTAAAATATTTTGTAACTAAAGGTTTATGATCATAGTCTTTACTCTTTACATATATATTATTTCTATCTAATCTATAAATTAAAGTAGTGTCTTGCGGATTAATAGTATCTGCAAGTTCAACCTGTTGTGGTTCTTGTCTATACTTACTTTCATCTAAAACAATATCAAAGTGGTCTTCGCCTGTAGATGCACCATAACGTCCTACACGCACTGCCCATTCTTCGTAAAACTCTAAACTATCTTTATTTGCACTTCCTAATTTATCAAATAATTTAGTTAAAACGTTTTTTGTACCTTTATCCTGGATTGCTCCTTGATAAAACTTATACTGACTAACATCATCATTAATAATATTTTCAAGATACTTACGTTTTTGATATCCAGTTAAATGCTGTGCAAGTTTTTGTTGTTCAACATCAAAGTTATCAGAATCTAAATCATAAAAATCTGAAAACTGTTTTGCTTTATAATCAAAGTTTGGTAATAATTGTTGCTCTGGTTTTTCGTTCAACAATACCCATCCTGCTTCTTGGAATATTTCTGTTCCTGAAATATTTCTAGATGCTACATAATAATATTGTTTGTTCTTAACTAATGATCCTATTTTATAATCTTGCCAGGCGGCCCATTCGGTAGCGACTGCATCATCAAATATAAAACCTGGAATATTATAAGAACCGTTCCAATCATCTGAGCGATATCCTTTTACTTTGATTCTTTCTTGTCTATAACCTTGAGCTCTGTTATAAATCACATCTCCAAATACAGTTTTGTTATCAATAACAATAGCATGCTCGTGTTGAACTAATGGAATTTTAAGATGATAGATACCGTCATCAGTGTTCTTTACAAAAATTCCAAAATCGTTTGTGTTGTCACGTTCTGTTGTTGCAAAGTCTGCTAACAATCTTTTTCCATCCGCTTTTAATAAACTATAATCATAAAAGTTGTCATATATGTCATCAACTACCGAATATGGTCTTGTAAAGGTAATTTGTCTTGCACTAGGACTTAAAGTTAGTATAGTTCCAGCTTCCCAATTTTGTGTAGTCCAGAATAAAAATTCTTTTGCACTAAGACTCCAATTTTCAATTTCTTCAATATCTTGATTGAAGGAATCAAATTTAAACCCTGTTGCTATAAGATATCTTTGATATCCCATCATAAGATCAACAACGTCTTGTTTATCTCTGAATAATGTACCGTATGGCATCTCTTGTAAGGTTGTGTCAAAGTTAGTAGAAAGATATGCTGATGCGCCACCTTCTTCAGGAAGCTCTGCTAGTTTCTGAAAATTATCTTGATTAAAATTGTCACTTGATGTGTGTGATATTTTTACTCTATAATAATTATCAGACAATTCAACAATTTGTCCTACTTCGTATAATTTATCTTCTGTCCATGTTAAAAAGTTTTCACTAATTCCACCTACATTTATCACACGATCGTTGTTTTTTCTTATAACAGGATAATATTTAAATACAGGATTATCTTTGTCGTATCCTTTAATAATATATCCTGAAGCAGTAATCTCAATAATCATTCCGCTATATGATATTACTTCTGTTGGTATGCTTTTTGTTAATTGAATTTTATAGTTTTCTTCAGGAACAAAAACGTTACCCTGATTTGTAGGAGTTCTTGCATCTAGTATCAATCTAAATTTAGACTTTTGTGTAAATCCACCTATTTTAGATCCTAGCTTATTTTGAACTGATGTAAGATTAGTTTTGTAATTAATAAATCTAAGAGTATCATTTTCTACAAGATAGCCTTGCATATAATTTACAATACCTGCTGTGAATACTCTTTCACTATCAGTAGTACTATTAGGAAATTTAAGTTGGTTTAATTCAATACGTTTACTTGTATCTTTGTAAACCAATTGTCCTGCTCCGTTACGTACAATTCTACTTCTATCAAAAGCTAGTCCAAAAAACTGTGCTGGCTGATTTAATGCCCATGATATCATTAAACTGAATGGATAATGTGAGCTTCGACGCCAAGCAGTTTCTACAGGAGCTTCGTCACCAAATGTAAATTCGTAATTATAAGTTGTAGTAATATTACCTTGAGAATATCCTGTTTCGTTTGGTGCTAAAAGATTACCATTAGCATCAACTGGAATATATTTGTAAATATCTTCATTTTTATATTTGTTTCTATAAGTTACTTTAGATCCAGATTTTCCTCTAACAATGCCTTTTGATAAATCTTCCCAAAGTAATAAATTATTACTTGTATAAGGAGCTGGTCCATATTCGGTGTCAAACCAATTAGGTTTTTCTTTAAATCCAAGTATTTCCCATGGATGACTATGCGGTCTATCTGTATTATAAAAATCTTTATATACCGATCTCCAAAAGCCTGTTAGCGGTTGAGCATAAGGATCGCTTGCCGCGCCGTAATAATATGTAAAGCCATTGCCTGGAGTATAATATGTATTAGATACATAATCAGGTGTTCCAACAGTTTCTAACCAACTGTTAAATTCTGAAATCATTGTTTTCGAAATTTGCTTTCTTGTAAATCCTGTAACTCTTTTTTTGCTAGGAATGTAATCAGCAATGTCTAAAATGTTTTCATCGTAAGGTTGTTTTAAATTATTATAAATTCTTTTTTCAATATCTAATAAAAGATTATCTCTAAAGTCTCCAAAACATCTCCATAAACTTCCGTCATGTCCTTGTAGCATTGCTCTTGCATTTGGATATTCATCTATTAATTGTGTATCATTAGTGGCATGATTCATAGTTCCACTAGGCATATAAAACAAAGTATTAGATCCTGCAAAAATATGTACGTGAGCTAATCCTGATCCGCCATTTCTTATATCTTCTTGCTGTGCTGAAACTTCATCAGTAAACAAAGGATAGAACCAACCAACTTTGCCTTTATATGAAGCTGTTGTTGCTTCGTCTCTGCCATATATCTTATAAGGACCTGTCGAGTCTGTTGGTGTTTTAACATAGGTGTCGTCTAAAAATATTTCTGGTGTGAACTTAGGATATAATCCTAACTTAGTAGGTGTTGGTGGTATCCAACAACCATCTGTTGTAATAAACTCATATACATCTAGTACGTCACCACCTGTTGGTGCATTTAATAATGTTAAAAATCCGTCTGTACTAACTGTATAATCTTTGTTGATCGTTAGCTGTTTTTCATTTAGGTATACTAGTACTGCTTTATCAGATAATGATGTAAAGTCAATACCACGTGTTAGGCTAAAAATTGTTTGTGACGAATCTTCAATGTTATGTGTTACTTTAGTGTCTCCCCCGTGGGCTATCATATCACTAAAATAAAATGCATCTTTGTTAGTTTTGCTTGAGTTAAGTTCTGTTAGAACCTTATCTACATGTACTTTATCATTCCCTTCAAACCCAAGTTCGTTAGCTATTCTTAAAAATTCTCTTTTGAACTTAATATATTCAATAGCAGAGTATTTCATAGCTTCAATAGCATCATAATCTTTGTCAGTAATATTAACTAAAGCAAGATTGACTGGTCCACTATGTTGTACAAATTTTAATCCATACTTTGCTGAATTACCAAGATCTCTTAGATTACTAACTCCTGGAAATGTGCCTTTAAATCCAGCAACATTATCAACTATACTATCAACATGATCTAATACTTCTCCTAGTGTAAAAGTTGTAACATTTTCGTTCTGTGGATTTTTCTCAAAGTTAATTGGAAATTCATAAAATCCTACATTTGGTCTTTTTGGCGAACTTGATGTAGTTTTTAAAACTAATTTATCATCAACTACTAAGTTTGTATTAAATGTAACATATGCGTAATTGTTAACTCTATTAATAGTATAATCAACACCGTCACGCTTTCGAACACTGTTTACATAAACTTTAACGTCTAAATCATTTAAGTTTCCGCTATTATTATAAACATCGATAATAAAATTGTTTGTTCTAGCACCAACTGTTTCTTGTTTAACAACAGGCTGTGTAGACTTTGTTGGTGCCTTTGTCCAACCTGAAACATTTGTAAATGTTGTTCTATCAGTATACTTTCTTAATAATGCAGTGTCTGTACTAACAGTAAGTACATCAGTTAGTACATCATATTGATAAGTGTCTAACAATAAATTAAAATCAAAAACAATATCACCACTGTTTTCTATCGTTCTATAGCTTAATGGAAATCCTAGTTCTGTATCGTTTGCACCTGTACCAACTTTATAACTAAAAATTTTATTTCCAGCAAATGTACTAGAATCTAATGTAGATAGCTGTGCACCTGCATCGTTATATAAATCAAATAAAGGTTGCTGATTAACTTTAGTCTTGTCTTGTGTTTGTTTCCAAGTAGTACCATTGTAATAAAAGATTTTACCTTTATAAGTTGTACCTGCTTTTACTAGTACTGTTTCGTTTGTTTGCGGAACTGCATCTGTACTTTCTTTAAGAGCAAGTTGTAGATTTCCGTTTTGACTAATAAAATTAACTTCGTAAATTTTACCTGCAACAAAGCTATCAGGATCTGCTGTGAACAACACACGCATACCTTTTACTAATTCTACTCCGTCAACAAAATAACCAACTTGGCCTTCGATATCCGAAAACACATCTTTAGTAACTGTATCAACTAAGTCAACTGAAGTTTTTGATTGTGTTCCAAAATTATAAAGTTTTAATCCTGCATCAAATTCAATAATTGGTCTTGTAGCTCTATAATTCTGATCTAAAACTACAGGAACATTATTAATTTTTGCAATATTTTCAATTACACTTTTATGTGTCCATTTGTTATAACGTGACCATTGATTTCCGTCTTTGGATGCTCTATTAATAACAATATAATCTTTTAATGTAGCATATGATGTTGCATCACCAAAAGGTAATGAACTAAATCCTTGTGCGTCAAACGCAGAAGCAACATCTGACAAGTAGTCAGCAGTAATAACAAGATCGTCTTCTGAAATTAATTTAATTGATTCTCCAACACCTTCGACATACCAATTACCTTCACCATATTTGGCTGGTGTAATTTGTCCATAAAACTTTACCTTCATGCCATTTGTTAATTCATAACCATTTTGCATAGTATAAGTTTTTTTACCAATAACTTCGTCACCTACATTAAGTTGTGTATTATCTCTAATATCTTTTATAATAATAAGTCCTGATGTTTCAATATCATTTCCATTCGTATAATATAAAGTATCAGGTGATTCTAAATCAATTGTCCACGTTATTGTGCCTTGTTCAACCTTTTGTTGACTTACTCCTATATTATATAAATTTGTGTCGTCACTTATTTCAGTACTAGTTCTAATACTAAAAGGCATGTCAACAGCATTAATATCAAAATTATACGTTTGTCCTCTATATAAAGTTAATGTAGGATTGCTTACTTTATTTTCGTCGCTAAAAATATAACTGTTGTTATCAACATTATCTTGTCGATTAACTGCAAAGGTACTAGTAATATTCCTTGCACTTCCATAAACAGGAACTTCGTCCGGTCCAGCTGGTAGCCAATAGTATTCTCTAAAATTTACAAACTTATCCCAATTAATATGTGGTTGCCATGCATAGTATTCTTGTGAGCTATACTTGCTATGATCGATATTATCTGCATTTCTAATTGAACTTGCGTTTATATAATCTCTATAATCTCTATAAAATGTAATGTTGTCTAAATTGTCTGTTACTGTCGCAACAGGTTCTAATTGATAATTTTCTCTACTAGTAGATACATCACTTATGTAATTGTCCGAAGCTTTAAACGCCTTTGCATCTTTACGACCAATAAATCCATCAACCTTTTCAATAACACCAGGTTGCATCATCTGGTCTAGTGTACTACTTAAAAATTTCTTATTCGCTGTAGTTCGAAAATATCTTGGTAATAAATCAGCTGATTTTCTTTTTGCGTTATTCCCTGTTGGGATTGGGCTTTCATCCTGTGCCATTAGTAACCATATCCTCCGCCGCTTCCGCTTGATCCGCCGCTTCCGCTACTTCCGCTTGAACTGCTACTACTGCTACTGCTACTGCTACTGCTACTGCTTGTACTGTTTGAACTAGTAGTTGTTGTGCTTGTAGTTGTTAATGCTTGACTTCTAATACCTGTATTAGTTGTACCTGTTGATGTTATTACATTACCTGATGCTTGAATTCTTGAAGCTGTAACACTGTCAATAATCTCAACGTCATCAACTGTTGCATCATTAATAAAAAGTTCATTGTTTTCTGCTTTTACTTCGTATAAACTACCAAAGCCTTGTGAGGCTTGTTTTGGAACAAGTAAAATATTAACAGCATTAGGTGCTATACTATTCATTATATATGTTACTAATTCAGTAAAGTGAAAAGAATCACCAAAGTTCCAGTTTTGTAAACCAAAGAATTTATTAATTGCACTGATAACGTCTGTTTTTAATTCATTACCGTTTACAACTTCACCTGCGTTTGGTACAATTTTAAAAGTTGCTTGTAAAGTATCTTGTGCATGTACACCAAATAAAGGTTTATATTGCACCGAATGATATATTACTTCGTCACTAATTGATTTGTACTCGTTAATTTGTCCGCCATAGTTTTGAAATAGTTCATCTGAACTAGGAGGTAACGGCATAGTTTCTATTGCTCCTCTAAGATACTTTCTAAAGTTTATATCATATGCTCTAGTTAACATATATACATCGATTATATTACTTGCACTAGGATCAATTCTATTGCTTTGATCTGCACTATGTACATATTGGAATTTAAGATCTGATCTTCCAACATATGCTTTATAATCTGATGTAATACTAAGAAGATTATTATTTAAAATTTTAAAATTATCATTATCTATTATATAAAAAATTTGTCCATCAGTGTATTGGCTGTATGCACCTATTTCAGTTTCTGTTGCAACAACATTAATAGAACTTCCTTTGCTATAATAATTGTATTTGCTAAATCCTTGATCTGACGATTCTTTCTTTAAGAAAATATATTTTGTTGCAGAATTTGTTTGTGGTGCTACTACATTATCAAATATATCTGGATCGTCTACACTTCCGTCATCGTTTAAGTCAAAGAAGCTAACTTCAACTTTTTTACTATTGATATATCCGTCTGCATTTGTAAATTCTTTTACTATTTCCCAATTAATATCATTATTAAATGCGTTGAGAGAATCTGGTTGAGTATTAAAATTCATAATAGCAATTTTGTCTTTAACTAATTGCCCTGTTTGCGAATCGTATATTTTGCTTTGTCCGTCAAAGTAAAAACTTAATTCTTTATCACTTTCAAATATGTAACGTAATCCTCTATTTGTAATGGTATACTTTTCGCCGTTAGTTTCAAATAGTATTAGCCAACTAGAGTCTAACTGGTTATTTGTAACATCACCTGTTTTACCGTTACTAAACACATCTACTGTATTCAAGTTTTCATTAATTATTACTCGCCAATTTCGATTAACTTGGTCGTAACGTAGTCCAAATGTTTTGTATGCAAATACCTGATCAATAATCTGTGATCTAACATCTGCTGAAATGTCTTTTACTATCTTAGGTTTAACTTCTTCTAGTACACTGTTAGAAGGTAAAATTTCATTAAACACAATTGATCCTGCACCTGTTACACTATCAATACTTGTTCCTGCACCATTAACACTAATAACTTTTACCCACTTGTATGAGCTTGCGCCTTTTGCACTTGAGCTACTTGTAAGTTCGCCATCACCAATAAAGTAGAACCCTGCCGGAGGTTTAAATTTAAGTAAAGCACCAGCTTCTACATATTTTAAAGAACCTCCAGTAAATGTACCTACTTGATAAGCAACATCACTAATATTCTGAAGCAAACCTGTTGAACTATTTGTAGTTTTTGTTGCCTGTTTCCATTTTGCATTAAGATCACTAACAATAATTTTAGCATAGTTGCCAAAGTAAAAATTACTTATTGCTCTATTTTTAATAATTGGTAATATTGTATTTTCAATAGTGCCTTCAATATCTGTTTGGGTTGAAAAGGTAAACGATGTTTTACGTTCGTAAGATTCTCTGTAAAGTATACCATCTGATCCGTAAAGATTTGTACTAGAGTATTTTCCAGTTACATCTTTAAGATCAAAATATCTGCTAATTCCGCTAGTTGTTCTGTTTGTTGATTTTACTTTAATAATTTCTTGGTTAGTTGTTAAAGGAACAATATTATAGTCTTCACCTGTAACCATTCTATTTTGTGTGTAATAAGTTTGCGGAGCATTTGATTTAATACTAGCTGTAGATTCACTAGTAGTTGCATTATTTACAGCTTGTTTAAGTTCAAGTCCTATTGTTAATGTTTCTGATGTTCCTGCTTTACTTGTGTATGGTAAACTAATTGTAATACCTGATAAATCTTCTGGGGCTATATTAATTACTCTATTATTACTAGTTCTATAATAGACTCTAAATGAACCATTAGGTAAATTTCCAAATGTACCGTCTGCAAATACTAAACTAATTTCATCATTATTTCTAGTTTGTACAACATAATAATCTTTAATATTTTTAACTAGACTATTATAAATTGCATTATTACCTTCAGTTGAATTAACCTTTGTCCAAATTTTATTTGCTATACCTGATGTATCTAATTGATATAGCCAAACATCAGTATCATTAATATCTTGTGCTTCAATTGCAATTTTTTGATTTGCTGAAGGAGAATTAATAGTAAATTCGTTAGATTGCATTTTACCTTGTCTGAAGTGTAAAAAATATCCTGAATTAGAACTGTTAGATCCTCGACCGTCTTCTCTATATAAAAATGCTAAACTTGTTCCAGGAACTGGATTTTCTTCAATAATATTATTCAAGTCAGTATCTATACCGGTTGATACAACTTCAAATTGTGTAGGAAGTCCGTTTACGCCTTTAGTAAATCCAAATATCGGAACATCATCTTGTCCACCATTTATTCTATATTGCTGTGTAAGCACTCCATTAATTACTTTACTTACTGATGGTTTACCTATAGTTCCATTTTGCGGAAGTGATGCATTAAGTACACGTCTAAATTGTTCTGCCCAGTTACTGTTACTAGGATCGTTCCAAATTATTGTTTGCTCAGATAGATTGCTACCGTTACTATCAACAAGAGATTCTGTAGTACTTACTGTCTCAAATTTAAGTAGTCCGTTTGCCGCTTGATTACGTCTAGGATTATATGATAGCATGCGAGCTAAACGAAGAACTGATTCTCTACGTTCTGCTAATTCTAAAAAGTTTTCTCTTGCGTTTAAATCGACTCTATAACTAATATTTTGTCCTAAGAACGCAATCATATCAATTAAGGCAAGATATTCCGATGTATCAATGTAATCGTTAAAATCTTCTGGGTAATTTTGACGCAGATATGTGATCATTGAGCGTCTTAATGAATCAAAATCGTAGCTACGAAACTCCGCATTGCGGTAGCTTTGATATACTTTTGTCCAATCTTCTGCAAGTAGCAGTCTGTTTTGTCTGTCGGTTGATGACATTGATTATCCTTCTTAATGCTCTACGTTGTATTTATTATAAATGATAATACTAGTAGTTAATTCTATCACGTCAGACCAACATTTTTATCAAACTGTAACCTTAATTGTTCACTAATATTGTAGTCTAAGTATGTTATTGTACATTCAATCTGTAATCCACTTTCAAATTCAGATACTTGTACTGATGATGCTCTTGTTCTAGGATCATAGTTTACAATATTTGTAACATTTGTTGTAATTGCATCTTTAAGTTCTGTTGTCAATGGTTCAAATATCGCGTCCCAAATAATGCAACCAAATGTAGGATCGGACACTTTTTCGCCTTGTCTGATATTAAAATGATTTAATAAATTTTGTTTAATAAGTGCAACATCAAATTGCTGAAACGAAGTGTTTTCAGCATTAACAGTACTAAACCCTCTATATGCTTTTTGCTTAACAGGAGGTTTTGATTGTTTTTGTGATGCTACTTTAATTGTTTTATATAAATCGTTTGCCATAATAGTATTTATTCGTTTGCAAACACTGTGGTTTGTGTTGTACTTTTAACTTCAGCACTACAACTATAAGTGTCTCCAATCCTTGCTATTTCTTTGTCATTAGCAAATACGTTAGGACTATGTGTTACTATTTCAGTAGAATAAACTGGCGGACAATGTGTATGTGGTTCATTGAGATCGTCTTTTCTATGGATACCGTGTCCAACTACAAATACATCAGCACTGCCTGTTTCTGTTAATATGTCTCCTGGAGCAACACAAATAGCATGTACTGTGTTAACTATATCTCCTGATCCTTTTGTTCTAGCTATTAATGGCATTATTGTACCTGCGATGTTCCTGCACCTTTATCTATAGGTGTCGTTGTTGTTAGACTTGCTAATGGTGTTAGTTCGTCGTTAATAATTTTTTGATAGAATCCTTTTCCTAAGCCAATTCTACTTGCTGTGTTTGATCCGTCTGCTGGCTCTGCATAACCAACTGCCTTTTTAAATTCAGAGCCTAATGCATTAAAATCTGTACTTGTCCAAGTAACACTTTTGCTCTTTAAATATGCTACTGCAACTTTTGTTGCTACTTCAGGATCATTTGCCATGTCTGCATTATTGTAAATATCAACTCCTGCTAGTCTGCCATATCTTTTATAGTTGTCTGTTCCTGTAATTTGTATGAGTCCTCTACCTCTGTATCTAAACCCATCTCCAGTTTCTGGAGGACCGTTACCCATTCTGTTTCCGTATACTGAATTTGCTATAGCAGGTGGACCACCTGCAACAAGTGCTTCAGCTCTACGTCTGCCTACATCTCCGCCAAATCTATTTGGCCAAACCCGCTGTAGGCTTGATACTCTATAGTTCATGTTTTCTGATCTTGGTTCGAAGTTACATTCTTTTTGTATTTGAGCACATGCCATTGCAACTGCATGAGCATTTTGCGTTTTCCATAAAACAGGATCAAGTCCTAAACCTTTAATAAGTTCGCTTAAAAAGAAACGTTGCATATCGTCAACAGGTACTGGATCTGCTGGTTGTTTGCCTGCTAGGTTATCTGTATTCTTAGTAGGAACTACATCAGCGTTAAAAGGTTCTTTTACACGCTCGCCTGTTACTGGATCCTGGATGTATGCATCTTGTGCATTGTAGATACCTGATGTTTCTGAATAGTCTGGTATATCACTATCTTTGTCAATTTGTGGTGCTTGTGATCTAACCTCTGGTGACGGTGCTTCGATACTTGCAGTCGCACTAGGAGTATGTCCTTGTGGATTAATATTTTCGTGACCGTCCCAAGGTTCGTGTCTTGGAATACGTCTTGGTCTAGTAGCTGTGGCCGCAACACTTGCCCTAAGTGCATCTGCTGTAACTGGCACATTGATATCCGATCCTGTTGGTCCTAGTGTTTTATCATCTGCATCATTTGTTACAGGTTCAGTAAATGTATCACTAATACTATCAGCACCAACTGCAACTTGTCCAGCACTATTCATATGAATCTGAGCCGCTGTTTCTTTATGGTTTCCTGTGCTTAATATTTGTGTGTTTGCTCCACTGGTCAATTTATTATCACCAGTTGTAGCAAGATTAAATGCACCAACTACTGTTTGTCTATAGTTGCCTGCAACTTTGCTACCATACTCTCCATTAATTGCTACTTTACCATCTCCTGCTACTTGAAGGCTGTAATCACCACTGATAGTAGATCTATGCGATCCTCTAATTTGTATATCTTGATCACTACCTACTGCAACTGTATGGTTATCTCCTGTCCATTCATTTTTATCTTTACCAACAAATGTTGTTTCGTTTTTATTTGTTTTTACATCTCTGTCATTATTAACCATTAACTTATAATTACGTCCTGCTGTAAAGTTAATATCTTTACCAGACTCAATGTTTATATCTCTGTCAGCTTTAATATTAAGATCTGTTTCTGTTCTTAGGTTAATACTATCTTGTGCATACACATCAATTTTACCATTTGACGTTAGTTCGATCCATGCTGTACCATTTGCATTACCAATATAAATTAAATCTTCTGTATTATGCAATAGAATTTGATGGCCTGTTCTTGAGCGTAATCTAATATGTTCGTTAAAAGGTAATGTCCTATCAGCTTTGCTAACATTTTTCGGAGTGTTTTCTACGTCATAATATGTTGCTGGGTTTTCTTTAGCAATACCCATTCTAAGAATACTAGGATCACCGTCGTCCATTGTAAATGCAGATCCACCTAGTCTACTTCTAAAATAATCTACCTGACTTTCTTGCTCTCCGTATTTTCCTTTAGGTGCTCCGTCACGTTTATCTAAAGGTCCAGGTGTATTCCATCCATATACTGTATTTGGGATATCTCTTCTTGAACTTGTAGTTGTTAAACCTCTTATAATATCTTGTTCTAACCCTTGTTTTGCCAATGTTAAAGACATCATAGGATTAAGAGGTCTCGGAAATTTATCCGGATTATTCCCTCTTCGTTGATCTAAAGGTCCTGACGCATTAGAAGGTATTGTTTTATTAAACTCTCCTGTAGGTAAACTCTTGTTTTTGAAATCTGCTATAATGTTATCTTGAACAATATTACTTGGTTTATCTGCAGGATATCCTCCAGGAACCATATTGTTCATATATTCGTCTTGTACACATCCTATCCAATACCCTTGATTACTTCTACCTTCTGCAAACATAACAAGAACTTTAGTCCCTGGATCAGGTGGTACTGCCCAAAAACCGTAGCTTTGTTGTGTTGAATAATAATCGTTATTCTTTCCGTTGCTAGATAAATTAGTAACACCATAAAATGGCATACAATATCTAACAGTAAATAGTTGTCCTGCTGTATCTCTATCATTACCAGATAATACATCTGATAATAATTCTACTCTTAATGACCCTTGTCGTTTTGTGTCAAGATGATTAACAACTCTAGCTAAATGAGGTCCAGGTGGTATTGCCGCACCACCTGCGCCTGATGATCTTTTTACTTGATTATAAGACTTTATTTCTTCGTCCATACTCATTATCCTATACCTCTTTGACTTGGTGGTACCCAATTACTGCTTAAATCTGCTGTTGGGTCTGTTGTAGTAGTTACTGATTGATCTGCACCTTGTGCAATTTTTGCTGTTGTAGCATTGTTTACTGTATCACTAGAATATGTACTGTTTGCTCTTGCTTGTCTTAAAATTGCATCGTCGTATGAAGAATGTGGAGATCTTGTTGCTCCACCATCAATACCGGCAGTTGATGCTCCAGTTGCTTTTTTCTGTACAGGAGTTTTTTCAGTTGGTGGTTTTCTGTTTTTCCATGCTTTTTGTAATTGAGCCGCATCTTGCCTTGTTAAGCCTGCCTTAGTAATTTCATCAGCAGAAAGAACATCATCATATGTTTTACCATCTTCTGATTGGTTAGCTAACGCAAATCGATATACATCTGATTCTTTACCATAATCAACTTCGATTTGTTTCAAATACTTTGATCTGTTATTTTGTATTTCTGTTGATGTAAGTTGAGGAGTTCCTCCTGCATCTTTCTTTTTCCAATTTTGTCGTTTGACTAATTCTAATTCTTGTGTAAATATATTTCCTTCAAATCTACTTCTAACAATATTGATAAAATATAATCCATTAAAATTAGATACACCAACTGATGGACCGTTCATTAGATATCCTCCTGTTTCATCGTTGATATCAATAGGTGTGTTGAAATTTAAAAGTATATCAACTTGCCCGCTTTGGTGATTAATGGTTCCGTCCTCTTTAACATTTAAAAAAGTACTATCTTCTGATCTATAGTTGCCTACTCCACTATCTGAAATATAAAAAGGATCTCCTAGAATTTTTAAATTTAATGTAACTAAGTCAACATCACTTTTTACAAGTGCTTCGTTAAACTGTCTAGCTATTTTAAGTTCAGGTGATTCTGTAACCGCTCCTGCTGTTATTGAATCTCCCGAATTAATGTTTTTTCCCACTGAAGATATTTCTCCAAAATCATCAACTTGTGCTTTTGCACTTCCTCCTAAAGTAGCAACAGATGATGGCTTAGTATTAGATTTAAATGAAGGGTCGTTACTAGCTGATCTATTACCCATATCCATTGCAACTGCTTTGTAAAATGCATTATCAAATTTAATCGAGAATTCCATAATATCGGTATTTCTTCCGGTATACATATAGTTGTATGCTTTAGGTGCTTCTTCTACTAATTTTTTATATCCTGGAGGCGGGTCATTAGGCATTTGGAAGAAAGATGAGTTTACTTTGTAAGGCACTACTTTGTAAACAAATATTTTAGGCATCCTACCATTAACTGCTTCTGCTTCTGGATCTTCTATTACGTAACATGAAGATTCAATTCTAAACCAGTTAATCTGTCCTGACTTATCTTCTAATGCGGCTGATGTAAGTTGTTGGCCAAAGCTACTTAATAAAACTAATTCTTCAATTACTCTTTGAATCTTGGTTCCTTTTCTAAATTGTATTGTACGATTTCCTGGTACAATAGTAGTTGGGCCTCTATCAAAATTTGTTGTCTCTTCGTTTAATACAAATTTACCTCCAGCAAAAGGAGAGTCTCCGCCTCTTAATGCTTCTCCTGGATCTATTCTTTGTTTTCCTATTGCGTTTACACCGTTTTGTTTTGAAGAAATTGCTTGCTTTATAGATTCGCTTAAATTACCTCGTTTTACACTATATCCTAAGATTCCATCAATATATCCTTTCATGATGTCGTCACCTGTTTGGTTTGGGTCGTCACCAACAAGTGATTGTTCATAAAAACTTTTCCAATTTTTGGAAGCTCCAAAGCCTCCTCGATCAAATACAGCTTGATAGTTAATTCCTTCTCTAACGTCATAATCACCTGTTAGTGCTTTTCCGGATTTTTTATCTTGGCCAAGTCTTCGGGCTAGTGCTTTGCTAGAATTATCATTAGGAAAACAAATAATATATTCGTCTTGCTCAACTTTTGGATCTTTATTCTTTTGCCCTTTTAACAAATGAGTGTTAATATGTGTTGCGACACTGTTGACACCTGTTTGGCAAATTTCTTCTAAGTCATCTCCCGATACTGTTATGTCAACTGGAAGAGATTGAATTTGATCTGAAAAAACACTCTCATTATACGGAGCTGTTGTTACTGTATAAAATGACCCTTCGGTATCAACATCAAATACTATGTTAACAAGTTGTACACATAGCTGTTTTTTTGATGCGGCGATTGCAGGTCTTGTACGTTCAACATCTTGATGTCCAACAAAGTCTATTTGTAATAACCAAGGTGCTTCAAGATAATTATTGTATCCTGCATTTTTTGCCGCTCGATATAAAGTTTCTAAAAATTGTCCCATGCTGTACGGTTCCCGTACAGTAAAATCAAGATTATGAAAATTAGTATGGCGAGATTTTCTATTTGGTGCTATTGATTCTTCAATATTAACACTATCAATATAATATTCTGTATCTATGTTATATTGTTGTTCTGCAGAGGTTCTTGGTTTTTGTTTAGCGTTTAATCCACCTGATGATTTAAAAACATATTGACCATCTGCAATACCATTTGTTCTATAAGTTCTATCAGGAAAATTTAATTCTTGAGGACTAAGGCATCCAAAACTAAAAAGATTATTATATGATGCAAAATCATGTAGTATGTTGGGCATTGGTAATTGTTCTGGATTATCACGTGCTTTTTCCATTGCTTCGGCAACATAATTTTCCTGCGGTGCTTTATACAACATTGCTTCAGGTGCGGCATTAATAAAATCTTGTGCAGTAGGTCCTCCTGTATCACCAACTGTTGCAGAGCTTTTAGAATCAGCACTTTGACCTTCAGGAACAATTTTTATTCCTGAAAAGAATTTATTGTTTGCAAAGATAGGAGGCATTTTTCCATCTTTGGCGGCGTTGCCGTTAGTTTCATACATGTCAGCAAGACCATGTAGTCCTGCTTTACGCATAAACTTTAGAGCTTCTTCAGGATCACCTTCTGCTTGAGTAGTTTTTTGAGGCTGTTTAGGAGTTCTTGCGCCGTATTCTCCTGCACGTTCTTTATCAGTGAACCCATCTTTCCTAACTATATTGTTGCTCGCTATGAGAGTTTTGCCTGTTAAAGGATCTGTTCGGAAGGTTGTCATTTAAACTCCTAATGTTTCTTTAACACGCTCAGGATCAGGTAGATAAATTTGTACTCCTGGTATCATGTCGTATACTGGATCCTCAATTACATCTAAATTACGTTGTGCAAATATCCACCAAAGTCTATTGTCTCCGTACATATCATAAGCTAATAGATCTGGTCGATTTGCATATTGAGGCTCAATAGTATATAACGGATCATCAGCGTATGCTGGCACAGGTCTGATATCTAAAATATCTAACGTACCTCTTGGTGTTACTCCGGTAATTAAATATGGACTACTATTGCTCATTAAATGTATCCTTTTCCTAAATCATTGCCTGTAACAAAATTTCTATAATTAAATTTATTTTGTTTATCTCTACTGTAAATAGGTTGTACAGTAATAGAAAATTGTGATTCTGCCGGTGCCCAACCAAATCTAGTAGTATTGCCGCCGAAATCCATAGGATTAATCTCGCCTGGTTGAAAATTACAAGAAACATAATCTACTTCATTTGGCATATCAACTGTAAAGTTTGTAATAATTACTGGAACATTATTAAAAACATAATCTCCATAACCGTTTAATTTGCAAATTGGTGGCGGAGCCCCACTACTAAAAGTACCAAAGTCCATTTTAGTCATTGCTCTTAAATAATGTAAACAAGCTGTCCAGTACTTTGCCTCTAAACTGTTCTGGCAATAAAATTGTCCTACTATTGTCATTTGATCCACACTTGAGTTCTGATACGCATAGAACGGATAATTATTATGTATAGGTGAAATATTATTGTAATTTGCAGAGTGACTTACAATAATTGTAGGTGTATATGGAAATACCATATGTCCGTCACCTTCTAAACGAAGAGGGGTTAATAGTCCTGAACCAGACTGCCCTTTTAACGCTTTTGGAACAGATAATTTGACACGCCAATCTTTTTCTTCTAATTCGGTAGTAAATGAAGCAGACTGTTTTGCTTGGAAATCAGGCTTGCCTTTTCCTGGCAAATTCTTACTGCGTAAATCAGACATAAGATTGCCGGCGTCTTCAGAAATTCCATTAAAAATGTCTTGGCCAATTTTTTTGGCGCCTTCAACAGCGTCGGATATAAAAGCCGGAGCATTACCACTACTAACATTTTGTCCTGGTGCGTTAAATCCTTTTGGAGGAACCTTAGTTCCCATGTTAACACCACCTTTAGATACGATTCCGTCTTTAAAATATGTGGTCATAATTAATTGTCTCCTATATGCATTATTTAGTTGACTTTATTAACAGAGTAGTTTATAATATAACAAACAATCGGAGAAAATATGAATAAACGTGTAAATTATCTAAACAACAAGGATATTTTAAAGGAAATACACAAATCAAAGACT